TTAAATAACTTTTTTCATGCTCCCTCGCCCGTGGGGGCGTCCTGGGGGCAGTGCTGTTGGCATCTGATTGTTCAGCATGTTGACCTGATCCTGGTTCATGTCGCCAATCCACTTGGAGTAAACCTCGTACACCATTCGCGCATCTTCATGCCCCATCTGACTCGCTATGAATGACGGGTTAGCTCCGGCCATCAACGTCCAGCAGGCATAGGTATGCCGTGACTGATAAGGATTCCTTTCGCGGATATTGGCAAGTTTAGTTCCTCGCTTCCAGCCATAGGCAATCGAGTTCTTGGAAAAGTAACTGCCTTTCTTTGACGAATATGCTGTCGGTGAAAAAACGAAGCGAAGAGATTGCTGCTCAGTTTTACCGATCTCGCGATGGTGAAATCGAATTTCTTGCTTCGGATTAGCGCCGGTGATTTCGTATTGTTCCTTCAGTGCATCCAGAACAGGCCTAAGCAACGTTATTGTCCTTATTCCGGCATCTGTCTTAGGAGGTACAAATACTCGCTTATTCGTCAAACTTCTGGATACGTGGATTTCACCTTTTACCAAATCAATATCTTCCCATGCCAGGGCGCATATCTCGCCCGGCCTCATCCCCGTATGTACGGCAACAATGATGATTAATGCCTGGCTACGGGGAAGGGCGGCTATCAGTGCCTGGTACTCATGAAGTAAAAGTGGGTCGGGATCATTTTTAGATAACTTGAGCCGCGACACTCCTTCATAAGGAGCATGCAATATAAACTGGCTTCGGTTTGCGAGCTTAAGCATTTCTGATAAAACTGCCATCTGTTTATTGACTGTTGAGGGCGCGCGGCCTTGCCGGGCCAGATTCGGCATCGCCGGGTTAATAATTGTCCCGGTCAATAACTCCTTTCGGTAATGCAAAATATCGGCATGCTCAATATCTACCAGACGGGTATTTTCTCCGATTACACGCTGTAACGTATTTACGACCGAAGTAAGCGATAGCAGCGTTGCACCAGATACCTCTAAGGCTTTGGTGTCTGTAAAAAAATCACTCAACTCTTTAAACGTGGTGATTTTTTTGGTTGTGATGAACTTATTAAGCGCTTTGGATTCCGGGAAGCGTTCCGCATAGTCGAACTTACCGAGCTGTATTTCGCTTGTGATGAGTGCGCGAAGATTTCCAGCTTTTTTGATGTTGCTGCTGGTCACCGTCCAGCCCCGAAGGACTTCGCGGCAACGTTTGCCGCGATAGGTAAATGTGATCCGTATTTTTCCATTATGCAGCTCGACGCCGGTTGGAAAGTCCATCATGCTTCCTGTACTAATTGGTTAATCTTTGGATAGTTGTACCAAAGCAGACCTTTAGAATTGTCAGTTTCCCCGAGAGCTGTCAGATGTTTGAAATGCACGCCTTCGATCCACAAATTCAATCGATAACTTTTAATTTGTCTCTCGGTTAGCCCCGTTCTTTCACTAAGACGAGTTTCAACTATCCACTCTTCATTAAAAATTAGCTGCGCCATGCTTACCTCACAGGCCGCAAGCCGAGTATAAACAGGCCTGCCGCCTTACACTGATAATTCAATATCAACTCACCTGTCCAGGCAGCGCGCGCAATCTACGCATACCTGTCATTGCTGTGGCCACGTAGCTCGCCTTACGGTTAACCACCTCAACCCATACCTTCACGCCTTCAACTCTCACCGTGTATGTCTCCTTCATCTTGCTGCGCCCGTAGTCACCATAGCGTTCGTGATGAGTGGCCAGCGCGATGTCGCATGCCTGACGCGCTAACGGGGATTGCTGATTGCCTCGGTTAATTAGTCGCATGGTCGCCCCCATCGATACGCTTAAACTCAATAACCCAGACCCAAGGGTTAGCATTCCAGCTTTCTTCGCCGTAGATGGATGCCCACAGCCAGGAAAATACTTCGCGAGCATCATGGCTTGCATCACCGAAATATTGATCCCCCTGATTTATGCAATACCGGCCAGTGGCAGGTAGCTTAACCAGTCCTTCACGCGCAGCATCGTTCGGGCTGATTGACTGGAGGCGCTGCACTCCAACGTTAGTAATCTCCAGCAGAATGCGGCTGGCCCAACGCGGCATATGGATCGACGGCCGCCAACCGTGACGGAGATTATCGTCAAGATCACAGTATTCAGGTTTGGCACCGCCATCAGCGGAATATTCGCAGTATTGCGGCGTTTCGAACTTTTCAGGATGGGCTCGGTATTCTTCGAATAACTCCTCAGGAACAAGCGGCCCCTGGAACGTCTCTCGCACCCAGATGCGATCGCCAACTTCTCCATAAGGACAACCGAACACTTTTGAGCGGGCCTTCAGGCCGCACGCATCGGACTGCGACCAAAAATACTTCCCGTTATCTCTGCCATTTTTGGAGTCAATCACTCGGCGTAATCCCAGCTCTGAATGCTCTGGCTGAATCGCCATGATCCGACGCGTCTGCGTCTTCCGGCCGTCGAGAATGGCGCGCACCATCTCCCCGTTAAAAATCATGCCGCGCTCAATCATTCCAGGCCTCCAGCTCGTTCTCGATCTCTTCGTCTATCTCTTCGTTGTTGGCTTCTTCGTCCAGGTAGTCACGCGCTTCTTTGAGGTACTGCTCCCGGCGTTCGTCATACCAGGCTGAGAACTCAGGCGACCAGCCAATAGTCGTGCCGTCATAGTCAAATTTGGCGTTGTTCTCAGCCATGCTCTCAACCATGTTGTAAGCAGTGGTGAGCGCCGCTTCGCGGATATACCCGCGCAGATCACGCTTGCGCCAGTACGGATTCACCTTTGAATCGCAGAGAGGTTTAAACTCGACTTCCCAACGGCGGATGCAACGTGCATTTAATGATTTACTCATCTCGTTACCGGGAGGGCGAACCCTCCCGCCTCCCTTAGCCCACGTATTCCGGTTTCATATCTGCCATGGTGATGCTGAACTGATCGTGCAGTTCATCGCCCAGGTGACGTTTCGCAGTTGCAAGAACTCGCTCAACTTCCCCGAAACGCGCTGCTGCATCGGGGTCATCCGGAGACGGTAGGGAGTTGATTGCGGCCTCAACCTTGTTGCGTGAATCAACCAGGTAATAACGTTTCACCGCTTTGTTCTTCAGCTCAGTGAACAGGGCTGAACCGAGTGTGGCCTTCGCGCTTTCGATATCAGCACGCAGTACTTTGGCGCTATCAACATCCTGAGCAGCATCGATGCGTTCGCGAAAATCATCGGCAAGAGACCCAATATTTACCGACGATTCCTGTGCGCTTTGCGTGGTTGTGACGGTGTCACCAGAAATATCAGCCAGGTTAACGTGCTTCGGTGCCGGGTTAATCTCTTTCTCAGTACGCGGCTCAACTTCATCTGGGCTGTAGACGCCGAGGATGACTTCAGGGCAGTACAAGCGTGCCCAATACTTGACTGCCAGATAAGCGATCTGCTGTTTTGGCGCTGTTTTCCACAATGGAGAGTTACGTGTGGTGATATCTGCCAGGTAGATTGGCTCGCCCCAGGTGATTTCTTCTTCTCCGCGCAGTACGGCGCCAACCCGGATAAACAGACCTAATTCATCACGACCGTCTTTTTTCCCGGCGATCTTCTCCCAGTCACCGCCGTACTCGTAATGGAAGCGGCCAATAATGGCGCTGGAACTGGAAATCACTGCGTTAACCAGTTGCGCTTCGTAACCCAGAACGCCATTCACCAGGTGCGTTTTCTGGGCAACCGCATATGGGTTCATTCCCCACTGCATGGCCTGCATGACGATAGCCATACAGTCGGCGGGCTTCCCCGCCAGGTGTTTGGGGACGGTGACGGCAGACTGCGCCATCAATTCAGCGAAAGAGGTAAGCTGGCCGAGCGCCTGCACGTTGAATACAGCGTTGCTGGCGGAAATGGTGTTAGGAGCCTGCTCAGTCGTAATGATGTTGGTATTTTGCATGGTCAAATCCTCCCTTAAGCCAGACGCAGCGCTTCAAGGCGGCGCAGGTCGAAATCGTTCAGTTCGTCGGTGTAATCAGCGGTGATTGGTGCTGGCCACTCGCCAGTGTCAAAACCGGTAGCGATAGC